CCACTCTCTTCCGATTGTAGCCAATCCAAGCCTATTCCGAGTATTTCACACTCGTAACACCACCTAAACCCCGGTTCTTTAGGTTGTTCACAGGTAGGTGTATCACATTTCTCACTCATTAATTACCCTCCATTTTAAGCGTTATGTGTAGTATAATAATAAATAATAATAACCACAGGTGATAAGGATAGCCACAATGACTACCCTTACCACCCATTACCAATCTGATTAGAAACCTTTGACTGGAGTACCAACTCTATCAGCCCGTGGTATCTCGAACTTAAGATAAGTCCTTTCAGCAAATTCGCCAGTCTTCCTATCAGTATACCCACTATGGCGATAAGTTCGAGGATTTTTCCACTCATTACCATCATTATCAGTATAATTGAGCACTATACGATAGTCCGCATCAGGTTCAATCTGTAACTTACACTCGGTATTTTGGTTATCGCAGACAGTCTTCGCAAATGCTAACAAGTCTGAACCCACCATTTTACCAGCCTTAACAGACTTGATAGATGCTATAACATCTGGGTCAAGATGACCTTGGAGTTCGATAGTTACAGATTGAGGATTATGCAATGTTTCACCAGTTACCTGATGCTTTACATCTGTCCACACACCGTTAAATCGTGCTCTCAATGGGTTATTTCTTACAGAGTTAACTATTATATCAGTAATATATTTCATTATTATATCCTTTATCATTTGATTAGTTTAATAAGTTTATATACATCTATTGTAATAATATATGTATCACAACGGAGGGGGTAAAAAATACCACAACGGTCTGTTAGATTTCAACTGGAGCGAGGTACGAGCCCGTGAAATCAGACCGGTGGGGGAATGTGAATATCAAGTGCACGCATTCTACAGCAATTTTTCCAAAAGTGACCTAGTTAATACCCTTCTATCGAGGAAAAGCCGTATATTACCCTTATGGATAACTTTTTTCAACGGATTGGCACTTTTTTCGTGACCTTATGGGGTTTTTCAATAGTTGTTTTTCTATATTATATTTTGCAATATTTAAACGGAATTGCACAAATATTAGTATTATTTGCTAGTTAGTATAAAATCATTAGGATATCTGGTATTTTTTTTGTATTTTTAAATATTAGTACTAATATATAGTACTAGTATATCTAGTACTGGAATGCTATAGTTTATAATAAGCATCTTAGTATTTAATATTAGTTCTAATTTTCGTACTAACCATCAATTATACGTAGAAAAACAAAACTATTGTGCTTTGTATCACAAAGTTTGTATATTACTTGCGTAATAATACGCGTAATTTACACAATAAGGAGTTAAAATGGCATCAAAAGTAAAATATACCACTACAGAGTCGGGTAACGTCGAGTTAGGCCAAGCAGGAAGCCAGTACATTGCTGCTGAGCAGACTGCAGTTCTCCCCTCTAGCGGTGATTTTGTCAAGATTCATGTGTTTTCAGCTGGACCTTTGACTACAGTAGGCGCTGAAGCAGCCTTTCCATCATTATCGGCTGTAACAGTACCTGCAGGGACCATATTGTATGGTAGATTCACTTCTATCACTACAGGAGTTGGCATTACATTAGTAGCATATAACGGTTAATCATGCCTAAATTCGGAAAAAAATCCCGCGAGCAATTGGCTACGTGCCATCCTGACCTTCAAAAGTTATTCAACGAAGTTATAAAACACGTTGATTGTTCTGTGTTAGAAGGACACAGAGGTAAAGAAAGGCAGAATAAGGCATATGACGAAGGAAAGAGCAAGGTTCGTTTCCCTAATGGTAGGCATAATACTAGTCCTAGCATCGCTGTTGACGTCACACCTTACCCTATTCGATGGTCTGACCGTGAAAGACAAACTCTCTTTGCAGGGTTTTGCATTGGGATGGCTAATAGGATGGGTATACAAATTCGGTGGGGTGGAGACTGGGATTCGGATTTCGAAGTAAATGATAATAAATTTGATGATTTCCCACACTTTGAGCTAAGGAATGTATCAGATAACGATTAATCACCGTGGAGGTGAGAAAACAAGAACTTACTCCATTTATCGTAAGGATGAAGCGGATGAGGAAGGAATACGCTATTTACATTGGAAGAAGGCAGAAATAGGCGAATATGCCTTATCTGACGATGGATATGTAGCAAAAGTGATAAATAAAGCTGAATACCCCGGCAATAGGGGTTTTAGCAATATTTACATTAGATTCCCTTGGGGTTATACTTTTTACAATACACAGTATCCAACAAGGAAACTTAACGCAAAAGGCCGTAAAACTAATACAACCCTCTCAGGGAAGCCTTATACTGAAGTTAAGATGAAATCAGAGAAGTATCGAAACTTTGCAATGACTTATGCAATGTGTAATATGGAGGCTGATTTAGCTATAGATATATGTTTCGGAGCAGTAGACGACAGAGAAAGACGTAAATATCGCCGAACAATTAGAACGGAGGCTTTTAAAAATATGGTAAGAGAAGAACTACAGTCCCTCTTAAAGAGCCATGGAATGACAGAAGATTATACTTTAGACCTTTTAGAACAAACTATTGTTAAAGCAAAGGATAAAGGTGATATAACTAACCTTATGAGAGCTATAGAGAATCTTCAGGATATGCATGGTATGAAAGATAAACATCTCGTTAAGACTACAGATAAGCTAGAAGCTACTAGTTCTGTAACTCTTATTGATGAATTAAGAGAGGAGGAGAGGAAACTTGTTGCTACGCGTACCACTCTGGAAGAGAATACAGAGGATGATAAAGAGGAAAAGGAAGAATAATTGGATTATGAAGAAAAATATGCTCAGCAACAAGCGCTAAAGAAGCTTTATAACAATATGGGTTTGTTTGGAAGATACTGTTTTCCAACAGCTCTCAACAAGGACACCCCTCCATTTCACGTAGATTTATATGCATCTTTAAGGGATGAGTCAAAAAGGCGTGTGGCAATAGCTGCACCCCGTGGTACAGCTAAAAGTACAACGACTTCTTTAATCTTCCCTTTGCATAAGGTGGCATTTAAGAAGAGTGATGAAGATTTATTTATCGTAATCATCTCTGAATCACAGGCTCAATCCATAAATTTCTTGAGCCGTATTAAATACCACCTTTCCATGTCACAACAATTTAGGGATATATTTGGAGATTTTGGACCTTCTACAGCCAGACGTTGGACTAACAATGATGTTATACTCTCAAACGGAACACGTATTATTGCAGTGGGGACTGGACAGAGAGTTAGAGGGTTCATTGAAGGAGATACCCGTCCTAATCTAATAATAGTGGACGATTTTGAATCTGAATTAAACGCGGCAACCTTAGAGGCTCGGGCTAAAAATCGTAAATGGATGACGGAAGCTGTCATACCATCTCTCTCAGATGACGGCAAGATAGTAATGATTGGGACGGTAATTTCCGAAGACTGCTTTTTATATTGGGTAAAAGGCTCTGAATCTTGGCATGTACAATGGTATGCTATCTGGGATGAAGATGAAAAGAGTATATGGCCTGAAAGGTTCCCAAAAGAAAGAATACTCCAAATTAAAGGTGAATTTGAATCAGTAGGTAATGCTAATGGATTTTATCAAGAATACATGAATATTGCTCAAAGTCCTGATTCTGCTCCATTTAAACCTGAATGGATAAAATTACATCATTATGACTATGAATATCGTAATGGACAAAGCATATTAACAAGAAAGGTAGGAGATGAAGAAAAGATTATACCAATTGATGTCTATTGTGGGGTTGACCCTGCTAGTTCTTTATCACTTCGCGCTGATTACTTTGTTATCGCTACTATCGGGGTTGACCACGATAATAATAAATATGTACTCGATATCTTCAGAAAGCGTATATCTCCTGCTGAACAGCCCCAAAAGATTATTGACACGTTTAAAAAGTTTCATCCAAGGAGAATGAAGATTGAAACAACTGGTTATCAGGAAGCATTAAGAACAGCCGTTAGGGAGATAATGAGAGTTGAAAGTCTTTATATACCCGGATTAGAAGCAGGAGTTAAGCCTCGTACTCGTAAAAGTGAACGATTAATGTCTTTAGTGCCAATGTTTGCTAAAGAAAGCTTTCATTTTAGGCCAGAAGACCTTTCAGCACAACAAGAGTTCTTATCTTATCCAAAAGGGAAACATGATGATGTAATGGATGCAGTATGGACTGCATTAGACGGGCACAAGCCTTGTAGAGCCAAAGATTACGACGATAGTAAGAAAAAAGATACAAAACGAATAAAAAGACTTGATTGGCTTACAATGTAAGTTGTAAATTACGTACATGGCATACTCCACAAAAACGTCCAAAAAGGACGTTGTTACCAAAACAAAAGAACTTTATGACATATATCGTCAAAGACGACATACTTGGGCTAACCACGCAAAAGAAGACCGCGAATTTAGATTAGGCAGACAATGGACAAAAGCTCAAGCTGACGCCTTAGAAGCGAGGGGGCAAGCTCCTATTGTGATAAATAGGATACATCCAGCAGTGGAGACTGCTAAAGCAATGCTGACAGCTAATCGCCCATCATTTAGATGCTCTCCTCGAGAAGACTCTGACAGAAAAGTAGCTAATGTTCTTAGTGCTTTGTTGGCGTATTCATATGATATCTCTGATGGGCGCAATGTTGTGCGCGAGGCTGTTGATGATTACTATGTAACTGGGTTAGGTTATATAATGTGTTATCAAGACCCATCCGCAGATGATGGAAAAGGCGAAGTTAAAATAACAGATGTAGACCCAATGGACGTGTTTGTTGACCCGAACGCGCGTCACAGATTCTTTGATGATGCTGAAAATATTATAATCTCTAGACAATTCACAAAAGAACAAGCTAAAAAGCTTTATCCTATGTATGAGTCTAAAATTAAGAATGCTGGTGGTAATTATGATGATGATAGACCTATTACATTAAGAAAAGACTCTGGAGAGGTTCAATTCCCTGAAGATGTAGGTATGGTTCCTGAAACAGATTATATTAGAGGTTATGAAAGATATTATAAAAAATACGTAGAAAAATACAGGACATTTGAAAGATGGTCTAAAAAAGAAGAACTCCTTGATGAAGATGAGTATCTTGAAGATTATATACTTAGACCTGCATGGTATGTTAACGGTCAAATAGTTACTGATTCTATTTCAGCTGCTCAATTGGTTGAAATGTACAAACAGCAGGCTAGGCAAGCTCATCAACAAGAAGTACAAAGGATGATTAATGAGGGTTATGACCCTGAAACTGTACCATCTCCTAAATCAATGGACCCGGTTGTAGAGGAAGTGACATATGGAGACTTGATAAAAAATGGAGAAATAGAGGTAGTGCAAGTTATGGTACGCCGTGTATGCATGTGCGTAGTTATGGGTAATAAACTATTATATGAAAGAGTTCTTCCTACTGAAAATTATCCAATAGTACCAATAGTAAATATACATACAAGAACTCCATATCCTACATCAGATGTTAGAATGGTGAGAGGAGTTCAAGAATATATAAATAAAACTCGTTCTTTGATTATAGCTCATGCTACCACTTCTACTAATACTAAGATATTAGTCCCAGAAGGCAGTGTTGATATGAGTGAATTTGAGCAAAAGTGGGCTCAACCCGGAGTTGCCATTCCTTATGACCCTACTGATGGACCGCCTGTAGCAGTACAGCCAAGTCCATTGCCAAATGAACTTTATAATAATGAACAGACAGCGAAAGCTGATATTGACCACGCTCTAGGTCTCTATGAGATGATGATGGGCAATTCTCAGGCGGCGCCACAAACCTATAAAGCAACTATTTCGCTGGATGAGTTTGGTCAAAGAAAGATAAAGTCAAAGCTAGCTGATATCGAATCAGCACTTACAAGGGTTGGACAAGTTGCTATATCTTTAATGCAACAGTTATATACAACTGAAAAGATATTTAGAGTGGTTCAACCAAACAATTCTATGTCAGAATACGTTATTAATAAGCGTCTTGTTGATGATAAACAACAGGAAATAAAAGTTATTAACGATTTGACAATTGGCAAATATGACGTTATTGTTGTTGCAGGTTCTACCTTACCAAGCAATCGTTATGCCGAACTAGAGTTCTATATGGATGCGTACGCGAAAGGGCTTGTCGACAGACAAGAAGTTCTTAAGAAGACTGAAGTCTTTGATATGGAAGGCGTTATGCAACGTATGGATGCAATTGCCCAACTGCAAAGTCAGTTGCAGCAAGCAGGTGATAAGATTAAGAAGCTCGAAGGCGATTTACAATCCCGTGACCGAGAGTCAGTTAATCTTAGAAAGAAAGTCGAAGTTGAGAAGTTTAAGTCAGGACTGGACAAAACGCAGAATAAAGCTTCTGCCGCCGCCCAGCTATTTGAAAAACGTCTTGGCGACGAAGATAAAAACATTCGTGCTAAAATTGAACAGGCTGCTTCGGCAACCAAAAACTAAGACACCCTTGGCACGACAAGGCTCTTAACATATAAGGAAACTTAAAACAATGAATAGCGAACAAGCATTTAGCGAAGACACCCCTCAAGCAGAGGGCTCTACGGCTGAAAAACCGTTTTCTTTCGATGACGTGATTTTTGGACCAGAAGGTGAGAGAAAAGCAGACGCCCCTCCTAGAACTCAGGAGCAGGTAGCAGCAGACGTAAAGGCTCAAGAAACAAAGCCAGTTGAGATGGCACCTATTAATACAGGTGAACCAGCTCCAATCATTCCTACTCCGGAATTAAAACCGGTAGAAGGTCAAACTCAGGTTGATGGTAGCACTTATCAAGCTAAGAATGATGACAAGAGGTTTGAATACTGGCAATCAAAGGCATCTAAATTGCAAAATCAAGTTAATGAAATGCAACAAAAAATGCCTTTAATTGAGCATTTGGAGAGAAACCCTCAAATGATGCAACAGCCACAGCAAGCTCAAGCTCCTGTGGAGCAACAAACTGAAGAATTTCCTCCACCACCAGAAAAGCCCGGAAGACCGCGTAATTTTTCAAGAGAAGCCGCATACACAGACCCAGCAAGTGAATCAGCAGCGTATCTTGATGCAGTAGAAGATTGGCGAGATAATATGGATGAATATAATGAACTTAAGTCAGAATATGAAACTGCTAGAGTGCAGGATTATATGCAACAGCAAGAAATGGCGCGCCAACAACAGGTGCAACAACAACAGGCTGTAGCACAGCAACAACAACAAACTCAAGAAGTTCATGAGTATGTTCAAGGTCATTATGGTATGACGGCTAATGAAGCTGGAGAATTTATTAATAAGTTCTCTGACCCTAATTCTATAAGCATGGACAATTTAGTTCAGTTGTTTAGGATTCAAAAGGGAGGGGCTGCTCCCGTGACTAATACTCACGATATGCCTCAAGCTCCAAGCCCAGTTGTAACATCTCCTTCGCCTGCTTTCCAACAGCAACAAAGAGCGCAACAAGTTGCACCTACCATGGGCGTAGTGTCCGGGCAGAGTACAGCTGCACAGCCTGAAGTACCGGCTGGTCAAAAGTTTATGGAGGCATTAATAGGTAAACACAACGATAATAAGGCTTTTTAGCCTTGAAAGGTTAGGTAAATAACAATGGCAACAACATATACAGGTGCCACTAATCCATTTCAAGTAACTACTGGTAGTAATTTAAACGGTACAGTTACTGAATTTGGTGCGTGGTCAGGTAGTTTAGACGTAGATAATCTGCGTCGTAAGTTTGGCATTGGGGATTACGTAGCTCAGTTGGCTCCTGAACAATCATTGTTTTTTGCATACTTATCAAGAGTCGCAAAGAAACCTTTAGATGAAACAGTTTGGAAGCCATTAGAGTATCGCCCTCAATGGCAACGTAGAAACTTTACAATTAAAGCTGGCTCAGGTACGGGAGATATAGCCCTTACTGAAGCCGCTGGACCTGTGAGTGGGAAAAAATGGACATTAGCTGCTGCGGCGGCTGGTTCAGGAACAGCTCACCCTAAAGTTAACTACGACGCAAGTGGTAAAATGACAACAACTTGGGACCAAGACCCTATATACATGTTGGTAAATCAAATCATACGCTTAAAAGTTAAGGTAACTAGTACTGGTGCAAATGCTGGAACTGCTTATCATAACTTTAAAATCCTTAGCATACACGCTTCTGGCGCATTGCAATTAGAGTCTGTTAAACAGGACAATATTGCAGCTGCTGGTGGTGGTGCTGCTGTAGAGCTTATTGCTTATGATGATGATGATAATGTGCATGAAGGTCAAGTGGTTGGTAGTGCATTCGGGGAAGCAACAACTGCTCCAGATGGTTGGGTAGACAAAATTAGTGATGCAGAGTTTTATATGCAAATATTTAAAACTGCTGTGCCTCTAATGTCTGGTTCTGCTCAAGCAACTCGATATCGTGGTTTTTCAGATGAGTACCAAAGAATCTATACACAGCATGTAATGTCACATAAGATGGACATTGAAAATGCTATGCTGTTTGGTTCTGGTTCTTATGTTAATCAGGATACTCGTAATTCATGGGGTATTGTTCCTTTCATCGAATTAATGGGCGGAAAGGCCTACACAATGAATGCCTCATCAGATGGTTTTGATGCTATGGTAGACATTATGGAGAACTTTTTCGCTCCTGAGGTTGGAAATAGTGGACAAAAACTATGCTTAACTTCTCGTAAAGTTATTGCATGGCTTTCTAAACTAGGTAGTGCAACTTCTGGTTCTTTCCTTTATAACTCACTAGGTAAAGATAAGGATATGGTAGGTGCCACTGCTGGTACTAATGCTAGTAGCACCAATCCTTACAGTGTGTCTATGGATGTGAAAGGCTCTAAGTTTGCTCCAGTTCCAATTACAGCTATAACAACTGCGTTTGGTACATTCAATTTCGTAGCACATCCTCTTTTCCGCGGTCACGCTGAAAATTTATGTGCAGTTATTGACTTGGCTAATGTTGCTTATAGACCATTGGTTGGTAATGGGTTAAATAGGGATACGTTTGTAGAAACTAACATTCAAGATAACTCTGTTGATGGTCGTAAAGACCAAATAATTACAGAATGTGGTCTTGAAGTTATGCTTCCAGAAACGCATGCTTTAATTACCTTTAGCAATCTGTAAACTGTTAAAATAGGTTGAGGGGGTCTTAATTGGCCCCCTTGGCTGCAAGGAGATTATGGCATTAAAGTATTCACAATATATAGGAGGAACAAAGGTTGATGTAACAGCTGATTCTGGAGCTGTTCCAAATACTACTAAACATAAGGTTTCAGTATTAACCTCTGGTTCCTATGAAACAAAGCGTCCTAATTTTATTGCAAAAATAAAATGTGTAGACACAGAAGCGCAATGGACAAATGTAGATTTATATGACATGGATGGAGTGGCGATAGGAACTACTATAACACTCGAAGAATCTGATGAAGTAACAGGTCCTTTTGGAAAAGTTACAATTTCAAGTAGCCAAGCATCAGGGTCAGCATCTTCATCAATAACCTCAATAATGATATGGGAGAAAGAAGTACAATGAGTATAGATAAAAAAAATCAAAATGGAAAAGGTACTTATTCAATGAATTTAGACCTTTCTAATCCTTCAAGCACAGTAGTTAAGAGGAGTGCAGATATAGCGAAGTTTTCACAATCAATAAAAAGTGAATTTGCAGGCAATGTAGCTGCTGCAGATAGCATACAAAAATATTTAAGTGCTAATCCACAAGAAGCTAGGCACAATATGGCAACTTTAAAACATAAAAGTAAAATTGCACCAATGCGTCCTGCACCACCTTCAAAAGGAGGCGGGACTAGTGCTACACCCTCTAGAGGAGCACCTAGTAAAACTCCTCCTCCATCAGGAGATTCTGACTACGATGAATATAAAGAACTTCTTGCAAATAGGTATAAAAAAGGTGGAGAATTGCTTTAATAATGTCATCTTTATTTGAAAGAATAAACGATAATATTGGGCCTTATGTATTTGATACATATAGTCAGAGTGGTATAACATATACTATAGCTAAGTTTAATAACGGAACAGAGGTTACGGGTGTTAAGGTTAAAGAAACTTTAACAGACTTGTCTCTGCTTGTTCCAGATAAAGACGGAGTATTAAATAAATATAGTAAAAGAGATACTGATGATTTATATGTTGAATCTACTTCTACTTACACAGATAGTAAGATTTCAGCTGACTCAACTCCCGTGCAGGGTACTTACAAGGAGATTTTGACAAGATACTGTAAGCAAGCGATTCGTGATGTTACCGACAAGACATTAGCTGTGAATCCAAAAGATATGCACTTATTTTGTCAGAATCTCTTTATTATGAACATGGGGACATTTGGAGATACTTCAAATACTTTAAGTTTTGGTGATTATGCAGTTCCGTGGAAAGATTCTGATGGTGGGTTTCATATCGATAATAATTACATATTATGGGTAGGAAGGCAATATCAAGGATTACAGGTACCTGCACATGAGATATCTGCTGAAAAGGGACTTCGTGTTACAGATGCTGATAGTATATATTATTCTGGAAATGATTTTAGAAATCCAATATTTTATCGGTCTAGTAGTAAAATTTACTTATACCCATCTATAACAGAAACTGAGACTGGAAGATGTAGTATGGTAAAGTATGATGATAAATTTACAGTTGATTCTGAAGCTATAGATTACTTTCCAGACCATCTATTATTCTTAGTAGTATTATATGCATCTGTTAGAGCTCTTAAATTAAGTGCTGGAGATATGAGAAAAGTATTTAAAGATGATTATAGTAGCCCTTTAAAAGTTTGGAACACTTTATTTGGTTCACATACTGTTCCTGCGCCACCTGCAGTTCCAGACTCATGGACTGATACTGTTCCTACTGATTATTCTTACGGGAATAAGCAAATTGGAATGACTAAAGATGGAGGAACAGAGGTTGGAGCTGTTTCTGATTCAGACCTAGAAACAATAAAGACTTTAATGGCAAGTATATGGAACAGAATCGAAGAAGAGGAAGAGCCTAATCTAGTTCAAAATGAAATTGCTAGATTTGGAGTTTTAGTACAAGATTTTAATACAAAGTTACAGGGTGTAACTACAAAGTTTGGTTTAGAAATGCAGCAATGGACTGCAGAAGTAAATAATTGGAAGATGAATTTTGATACTGTTATGAATGTATGGCAACAATACCAGCAGACATATCAAGCTAATATGGGAATGTTAAATCAAGAAATTCAAAGGCTTGAAGCAGAATATAATTCACATTTCTTCCCAAAACATTATCAAGAAAAACGTAAAGAAGAAGGGAGCTATTAATGGCTGATACAGGGTTACAAAATATAAAGCTACAGGACGGTTATGTCAAATTGCTCCATACGAAGGGCAATGACGGTGTAAATGACTATTTAACACAAGTTGGAACATCTAATGGAGTTAATATAGTAGGTACTCCATTGTTTTTAGGAAATAAAGGAGAAGCATCTATCAATGAAACTCCTATGGTTAAGATTAAAGCGCAATCTGCATCTGCTACTTTTTTCGATATCACAGATAGGTTAGGGACAGCTAATGATTCTTCAAATGAATTGCCTATTTTAGAATTTATTTCAGATGGAAGCTTAACTACAACAGACTTATTCGGTGGTGGTACAGTAAATAAATCAAGAGCAGTTTGGTCTGGAAAGGTTATGCATGACTTTACACAGCGTGGTAGTGTTGAATTTATGGTTCAAAACAATACTAATACTGCTACTTTAGCTAATCATACTGGTACAAATTTTCACACAATTAGAAGAAATAATCCTGCTAATTCTGCAGATGGTCATAATGTAATGTTTTCACTTCCAAGTGCTTCAACAGATTATTGGCAGTTTGATAGAATTAAAATTAAATCAGACAATTCAGCTACAGCAGATATTAGCGCAGTTGGTGTTCCTGCTCAGTTTGGAGATACTAAAGCAACAAAATTTCTTATTGGGACCTCAAGAACTGACGCAACGTATGATTTAGATATAAATACTCCTAATAATATTAATTTGCAAGCATCTGGTAATATGGAAATATGGACAGATGAAAATTCACAAGTTAAAATGTATGGAAATCAAACTACTAAAATATATTCAGATGCTAAAGGAGCTACTGGAGGTGCGGCAACTACTTATATAGATTCGTTTAAAGCGACAACAGGAGGCACATCTTCTGATATTAAAATTGGTACTATAGAATCAATAGCAGATGAAGATTTTAATTCAGGTGTTAATATACCTTTAACAGGTGCTGATAAGGTTTCAATAGGACATAATGGTTCTACTTCTCCAAATATAACAGAGCTTAATTCTAAAAGAGTAAAGCTTGGTAATGGTTATTTACAAATGGCTACTGTTGCAGCTGGAGCTAATCCTTCAGCAGATATGGATAATGATAGTGCTGCATTATATTCAGAAAACTCAGCTTTAGTGGTTGATGCTCACTCTGAATTTGGTAGACAGTTATTTTATCAAGAAAAAATAGGTTCAGCTTCATCAACTCAATGGACTATAGAAAAAACAGAAGTTGGAAAGTCTAAAATATTAGAGCTTAGAGATACAGGTACAACTTCTACAACTATACCTTCTATAACAACTCTTCCAGATGGAAGTGTTCAAATATATGTAACTGGAGGTAAGTTAATCTTTAGCTATAATAATGGTGGTGTTGCTAGAAGATTATCTATTGATATGGAAGATTTAAGCGGTAGTGGTACTACTGATGTGGCTGGTGTAACTTTTGCGGATGATGTATAGATGAAGTTTCTTGAAATGTCAGAACTCGTGAGACAACATCACGAACATATGGGTCAAACAGAGATTAGAAAGCTCTTAAATCGTGCTATTAATGATTTTTGTATTAAAACTAAAATAGTTGAAACTTCTTTTGTTTTTACTATTAATAATACAAATGTTGATGATAGATGGATATGGCTTGATGAGGATATTATAGATATTGAAAGATTAGAAGTTGATGACCATACTATTCCTCGTTTAATAGGAGTACCTTTAAAAAGGGATTTTAAATAATGTCTAAAACATATGATGATAACTATAGTAAAATGCGCTGGTTTATTGAAAGGAACAGACTTGCTCTTGTTCAATTTGATGATACTGCGACTAAAGAAGAAGATAAATACTTAAATCTTAAATTAACAGATTCAGCAGATACTTATACAGTAAGATTATATGGTAATAAAATAGCACAACATTTTGATGCTGATAATGATATATTACCAGAGATTCCAGAACAATACCATGAAGCTATTGTACAAAAAGCTATTGCATGGGGTTATGAGATACCTCCAAATCAAGAATTGCAGACCGCTGCCTATTTTCACACAATGTATGAAGATACAGTTAAAAGAGCTAAAAAATGGAAACGTATGGGCCGTACTGGTGGATGGGGAAAAATTGTAGACGATAATTGGTTTAATACATAATGGCTAGTAAACTCTCCAATAGAACTGTCTCTCAGGTCAATCAATTTTCTAACTGGAGTCAAGATTTACTACACGGATTTGCTGCTTTAGTTGATTTTGGATTCTATACATTTAATGACTTAGACTTTTTTGATAAGAATAATATTGTATTAGCATCCTTTCCTAATTTTAGCAATGAAGATGTAATTCAAACTGGTAGTCTAGTTAGATTGCCATCAAAAGCTAGTGGACAACCAAGTCCATCAAGTACTGACCCCGATGTTGTTAGATTATATTATGCAAAGAATTTAGTAACAGCACCAGCTAGTTCTACTCCAGAAATTGTGAGTTCTGCATTGCTTGGAGTTGAATTGACTTATAATGGTTCATTAACAGCAAATTTAATACCTACTGATAGCAATGGGACTAAAATTCTTTATGGAATAGCTAGATTAGGTAAAATAACTACACCTGCTCAGGTAGCAAGATATAAAACAGTAGAAACATCTCCCGGAAACTTTGAACAAGTATTTTTAAGAAATGAAGATTACTGGTATGCAGAAGATGATATCTTTGCTTTTGAAGATGCATTTCAACATGATATATATGGTAATATTATAAGAGAAGTTAGCCCAACGACATTTGAAGATAGTCAAGGTTCTTCGTTTACAAGATATAAACCTATTCTTAGAACTGAAACATGGGATGTAAATACAATATATTATTATTTAGAAATAGATACAGTAGCTGAAGCTACAGTTATTAATAATGAATTAGAAACAGGCTTAAATTGGGGTGATGGATTACATGGCAATCCTCCAGATGCTTTTAGACCAGCTGATACAACTGCTGGAGAACAAGTTGGATGGTCAGCTGCAGAGGCAATGAATTATACTTGGAAAGTTACTGCTCCTGCATGGACCCAAGAATTTATAGTAATAAATGAAGCCAGAAATTGGACAACCGATAAATTTGATAGATTTAGTTAGGAGAAACTATGCCAGTTAGTACATTAAGCGCCCCAAATCCGATAAAAGATATATATACGAAGCTAGTCTTTTTTGACACTGCTCATGCTGAAAATGCTTATACTTTTATGTATACCGATTCAAGCACTCTTCAAGATGTTGCAATAACACAAGTTGATAATAGCTTTGTATTAACAAATGCACTAACATTAAAGTCTACTATCAAGATGTCTGATGTAATTCCCGGAGGGGCACAAGGGAGTGCAGACAACAATCCAATAAACATTGGACAGCTTCATAATGATATTTATGGAATAGATAATTTACAAAATCTACAAGGTAATTATGCTCCTAAGCATTATTATGAAAGTAATTGGGGAGTAACTGGAAAAGGTTTACAAGAAATAGACCATTTAGAATATACTGCTAGACTTGCTAAAGATAATGAGCAAGATTATGAATTAGATAAGCTTCAACTAGCTTTATATGGAACAAAATATGCTGTAAGTGAATATAGAACTGGTGGTGTTGCATCTGACCCTGAAAATCCTTATACTTCTGCTACAAACGGTTGGAGACCTATTTCTGGGTTTATAGCAAATAGTCCTACTAATCGTGAAGCTACGGCAGCTACTACAATGCTTGGAGCAGACGCCATTCTAGATAAAGAAGTCCAACATAATAGAACTTGGCTTCAGACTGCTTGGAATTATATACAAGGTACAGACGGTGGTTCTGCACCATCTCATCCCGGAACAGCTAGTTCAAATAACCCTCATGCTTTTTTAGGGACAGTATGGAATGCTGATGGATTTTATATAAGTTCTCTTGAAAATACTCCAAACCCAACACGTCCGGGTGGAGCTGCAGGCCCTGCAGATACTACAAGTCTTAAAGGTGCAGTTCAAGCTTTAGACACAGAATCTAGGGCTAATGAGGTATGGTTAAATAAAGTTAACAAATGGATTGATTCTTCAGATGTAGACAATACAGACCAAGCTCTTTCTTGGACAGCTCCTACTGATAATTGGGGCGAATTTTCAGCTATTACTCCTGCAGCTGGATTAACATATACAAAAGATGCCATAGCAGGCACAGCTTCTACAGATGCAATGGATGCGATAAAGCATCTAGATATGAATATGCGTCATTTAAGATATCTAATTGATAAAAATGTAGATTCAGCAACAGCTGTTATTGATGATGATGCAGGGGTCGACTGGGTTCAAAATACTAATCGTAGAAGCTTAACAGAACTTAGAGCTGATATAAATGCTTTAAAAACAGAGTGGGATGGCTCTGGAGATACTAATAGTGGCGTATTAACCTATTCCTCTACTGTCGGTGATTCATATGCTAATGCAGACACTTTACATGGAGACATATCTGAGATAGACGCACAGTTAGAGGCTGTTACTACTATGATAACTGGAGCCACAACTGCAGGAGCACAATACTCTACGGATGTTGATGGAGCTCAAAATAGTGTTGAAGCTGATATAGAGAGATTGCATGATTTATCTATCTCAGATACTTGGTCTCATAAGAATAGATTAGACCATATAGTTAACCCTTCTACTGGAAAGCTAGAGAATGATTCTGGTGATTTTCTTGATATGAAAAGCCAGCGTATTAAAAATGTGACAGACCCAACAGACCTTTTTGATGCTGCTAATAAAGGTTGGGTTGAAAATCAGATTACAGGTACAGCACAAGGACATGGAGTTCAAGTATGTACTTATAGGCTTGGTAATAGTGCCAGTCTACAAGCTGCCGCAGGAGGCAATGTAGCACCGGGTGGTGGTATTATGGCTGTTGATACAGCTGACCCTTCAGGTGCAGCTTGGGATAATAAAGGTACAGTTACATTAAACTCAGTTGTTTATAACCATGGTGGAATTGCACTTGATAGCTCTACATATGGACCTAAAACAATGGAATCATCAGGTGTATATATAGATGGGCATTTAATGGTAGATGGAGATTTAGTCTTATTAACAGAAGAAGGTGCAACTACTGAAGATGGAGTATCGTATTCTGCTGACCCTACTGCAGATAATCATTGGTCATCTGGCCATGCTCCTGATAACGAAGATTGGCATTGGAGAAATGGTATATGGGTATTTGAATATAGTGGTGGTACTAATGGAGGTGTATGGCAAAGACCTAGTGCTGGTTCAGCTTTATGGGCAGTTGGAAATAGTATAGCTCAAGGGCTTATTCATCCTGTAGAGTTTGGTAAAGATGCAGGTGGCAATAATGTCATATGGGCATTTTGGACTGTACAGCCTGAAACAAGTTTTACATATGGAACTAATACTAAAATATGTCAGACTAAGGCGCAAGCTGAGGCAGCGTTTGACGAAAGTACTTCTAAAAACCCTCGTAATGCTTGGGCAGTTTTTACTGGACTACAAGTATTTAATGCTGGTAATGTTACAACTATAGCAGCTGGTAATACAGTACAAGTTACTTTAGACGCTCAAAGTATGGTTGCAGATGGGGAAACTGGAGGAAGTCCATCGTCTGGGGGTACTTTAGGAATTAAATTAAGTGCAACTTCTAATGCAGATGGAGTTCTTCAAAAGTCAGCTAATGGTGTAGGATTAAATTATGACGCAACTCAATTTGAAAATAATGGTGGTGAATTAAGAAACTTACCAACTGCAGCTGGAACATTTTCTACTTTAAGTGTACTTAAAGATGATACTACAAATACTGGAGTAACTACATTATTAACATTAAGTCATAGTGTAAGTAATACAGCAGATGACAATATTGGTGGAGAGATTCTATTCTTAAACGAAGCATCTGATGGTAATCTAAAAAATACTGCTGCAATACAAGCCATAATGACTAATGCAGACGAGGGAGATACTACTTATGATGGCGCATTTCAGTTTAGAACGATAAATGCTAAAAGCTGGTTGAATGCTATGCGTATTGAGCATGATGGTAAGGTTGGTATAGGAACTATTACACCTGTATTTCCACTTCAAGTTGAAGAATCTGGTGCTAATTCTACTATTAAAATTGGAGTAGATAGTGGTCTTAATGGGAATCTTGTATGCAGAACTTCTGGCACAGGAACAACATATGAAGATTTAAATATATCTGCAAATGATATAACCATTAATACTGCTTCTACTGACCACGCATCAGGAAGTGCTCCTGCAATCACAGTTAAACACACTACTCAAAGAGTCGGTCTTGGGACTGATTCTCCATCTACAATATTAGAATTAAAGAATACAGTCGATGAATCAGAAATGATAACGATTGATACAAATAGAGGCTCTGATAATGATGCACTAGGTGGACTTGATTTTAAATGGAATGGAACAAGTTCAGCTACTATTTATGGTTTAGCTGGTTCTGATACGACCAATAAGAATGAAGGGCAGTTAGCATTTTGGACTACTGCTGGAGAAAGAGTAAGAATTAATGAAACTGGTAATGTTGGTATTGGAACTACTAATCCAACAACAAGTTGGAATGCTAGTTCAAAACTTCTTCATATTGACCAGAATGATACAAATGGTGCAATTTTACAGTTAGCATCTTCTAATACAACCTTAGTTGCATGTGCTGGTAATAATCAAGCTCAAATAGGAACAACTGGCACAGAGCCTATAATATTTTATACGGATGGTGCTTCTAATCCTAGGCTTAGAATATCAGAGACTGGTGATGTTGGTATGAATACTAGCACACCCGGAGATAATCATGGAGTTATAGGTTCATATGCTAAAACATTAGATATAAATGGTGGTGATTATGTAGGTGCTTTAAGCCTTGAAAGAAATGAGGATACAGATGGTAATGGTATAGGAGTTATTCAGTTTTGTAATAATAATAATGATGACCCTCATGGTACTGGAGCAGATAGTAGAATAGTAGCGGGAATACATGCTGTTGCACACGTAGATGGAGACCAAGCTACTGATAAAGATTCTGGGGCTCACCTAGATTTCCATGTAAAAGAAATTGGAAGTGGTACTCATCCTAGACGTATGAGGCTTCAATCAACTGGATTTGTTGGTATTAATGAAGACAATCCTACTGAAAACTTGCATATCTCAGGAAAAGGTCAAAATTTACAAACACTTGATACAACAGTCAAAATAGATGCTGCCACAGGTAAAGATGCTGAATTGGTATTAGCTGTAAATGACAGTACTGGAACAAAGTTTTCTTATGGAGCTTCAAATGGATTTCAAATGATAGACGGTGGCGGTCAAACCTTTTTTAAAGCTGATGCCAGTGAGAACGTGCTCATAGGATATGATGCCTATACTAATACAGTAAATGACCCCGGAACTTATGGAGCATCTCTAACTGTTGCAGCCAAGGTTGGTGATTCAAGTAATACAAATAAGTATGCAATGTATATTAATAATGGTTATGACAGCCATGGTACCGCTGAAGAAAATGAAGATAATAGTAAATATCGACATGGATTAGCTATGACAGTTGGTACTGTGGGTGGTGGAGCTATGGCTAATACTACTAAATGGATTAGTTTTAGGATTGGTGATGGAACTGAGATTGGTTCTATTAAGGGTGGAACTATGGCAAATTTGGTTATGTATACTTCAAGCTCAGATGAAAGGTTAAAAAAGAATATAGAATCAGTTAACTTTAGTGCTTTAGATTTAATCGATAAAATAAAATGCCGAAGCTTTACTTGGAAAAAGACTAATGAAGATAGTAGGATAGGCTTTATAGCTCAAGAATTATATGAAGTTATTCCAGATGCAGTATCTCCCGGAACAGATGATGTTAAAAATAATCCATGGTCAGTCTCGGCAATGAACTTAGTACCTTATTTGGTAAAAGCGGTACAAGAGCTTTCTACTGATAATAAACAACTAAAAGAGGATAATGAATTGCTTAAAAATCAAATGAATGCTTTAGATGTAAGATTAAAAGCTTTAGAAGGGAAATTTTAATAATGATAGATTCGCTCGAAACTATAAAAACAAGTTTTGTTGGAATGGGAGGATTCTGGTTGAGTTTATGGAGTTGGTTACCAGAAGTTGTAAGTCTGTTAGTTGGAATAGCTACATTATTGTATATGATAATTAAAATTTATAAGGAGATAGGATAATGGAATTGTTAATAAATAATTGGGAATATGCATTGATTATAATTCTTGCAATAGATAAGATTGTAGCAATGACTCCTAGTACTTGGGATGACTTAATTTGGACATCTATTAAAAAATCAATCTTTAAAATAGTAGGGAAATAATATGTTAAAAATGTTATTAAAAAAGTTAATAAAAAAACATGGTATGAAGGGCTTATTAATAATCGTAGGAGACTTTGCAGTTAAGATTACTAAATCTAAAGAGGATGATAAGCTATGGGCCAAAGTAAAGAAATTGTTGGTGTAAAAGTGACAAAAGGGAGAACTGCCGCTATCTTTCAAGTAATTGAGTCTACAGGAGCTCCGAAAGATGTGTTGGATGCCCTAGGTGTTGTTGGTAATACTATATATAAACAACAGCCTAAACATTGCAATATTTGTCAAAGCAGTGAAATGGCTACTCTGGAGCTAATAGGGGTTGCAAGAAAACCCTTGTTTTGGGAATGTGATGATTGTGGTGCCTTATGGTGCAAAGAAGAAAGAGCTTGGATAGAAAATCGTATTAAAAGGCTTGACCATCTTTGGACCAATGTTAATGACTGGGACCCACCTGAAAAGAATTTCTTAAACTAATAGGGAGTTGTATGACAGATAAAGGAGTAGTAAAGCGTTACATAGTAACGCCAGATAAGCATGCACCTTTGCATGATAAAAAAGCGATTTCTGTGGTTAGGCAAAGCATTGAAATCATAAAGCCAGATGGTTATATAGACTTAGGAGATTTAGGGGAATGGGGTTCAGTCTCTCACTGGCAATGGAAGAAAAAGAAGAAACCTCCACTAGAGTATCTGATACCTAGAATAGATAAGGATGTTAAAGATGTTAATAGATTACTTGATGAGATTGATGAAAGTTTGGACAAAGCGAATGTTAAAATCAAACATATTTGTGCAGGCAATCATGATGAATGGTTAAATGGATTTGTTCAAGAATATCCATATTTGTCGCATTATGAGTTTAATAAATGTTGCGGGTTCGCAAAACGTGGTTACAGGTTTCATCCAGCTGGTGAATATCTTAAAGTTGGGAAATTATACTTCTATCATGGACACCATTTTGGAGGCCAATATCACACCGCTAACCATCTTAGAAAGCTTGGTTGCAATATAATGTATGGACATTGGCATTCAATGCAGCAAGATTCAGTTACTCATATGGATGGACCTAAATCTGCTTGGAGTATTGGCTGCCTTAAAGATATGCGGGGTGAAAAGAATGAATGGCTTGGGGGTAGACAGCACAAATGGGCTCATGGATTTGCTATTGTGGATTACTATAGCAAAGGACGTTTTACAGTACACCCTATTCAAATAGTAGATGGTAGAGCATCTGTTTGGGGAGAAGAAATAAAGGGATAATATGCAAAAAGCAGTCGCACAAGCAATATTAAGATTATGGAAAGCTACTAAAAGTAGTACTGGAGCAGATAAGTTAACTCGTATGAAAAAAATAAAGAAACTTACTGCTTCACATGGCGGAGTATCTGTTGGCATTAGAAAAGCTAAAGATAGATTAAAGAAAAAGATGATTCTTAGGAATGACCCTGCTAGACAAAGAAGGCTCAAGACTAAAGGAGAATATAATCAAGCACAAAAACATAGAAGATAATGGCTAAAAGTAATTACGAATTACATGATTTTTCAGCAGGTACTATCACTAATGGTGATGCAGGAGATATTCCTCCCGGAGCTGCTCAAGATTCTTTAAATATCAGTTCTATATCTAAATTAGGTGTTGCTCAAACTATTGTGGGACATCTAGAAATTAATAAAGATAATGAAACAGATGTAATAACAGGTATTCCCCCTATATCATCTATGATAGTTAGAGATGGAGATGACAATTCTTATGATTTAGCTGTTAATATTGATAAGTATTTTATATTAGTTGAGAAATATAGAAGCGATAGACTTTTAGGAGATTTTGTAGGTGTTGTAAAAAAAGGACAGTTATTATCTACAAGCCCTACTGATTATACAGATATAGCTAACTGGAGCCTTGTATCTCTTACTTATTCTAGTCCTAGTCTTACTTTAGAAGCTGGATATGGATATGAAATATCATTAGGACATGTTACTACAGCCACATTAACAACTACTCCATCTACTATTAAGATTAAAAATGCAGATGGAACTTATGCTAAATTTGCAGATGGTACTGATGTAAAGGAATTTTACGATACTACATCTATTAAAGAGATATTTTATGCAGAATCAGATTCCACTACTGTAATAGAGCTTACAAAAGGAACTGGAACTGGAACTCCTTCATGGGAGAAGCCTGTTAGGATTCAATTAAGCAAAGCTAAATATTTATTCTCAGAATTAGGTACCAATATAGATATGACCGAAACAGAGAGAGGTTTATTTTTGTCATCAACAATAAAAGCCCCTATGGTCCAACATAAGATAGCAGATTCATCTGGCGACATTAAAAAGTATTTAGTTACTAGCAAATGTGCTACTCCAACTTCTGTTAATGCTCTTTCAAATATAGACCAAATGATATGGGTAAAGGATAATTCTGGAACTGAACATAGATTAATATGTAGTATATATGGTGTAAATAAAATATGGCAATTAGTCTATAATACAACAGGTGCTACTCCTTATTATGAATTTAATCCTAGCAATGTTATAGCTGAAATGCCAAAAGGTGTTGGTGGATTAGTGCAGACTGATGTGGCAAACACATTCTATTCTTGGGATTTTGAAGGATTTAATGTACATAAGTTAGAACTTCCACCTACAACAACAACAGTAACCTCTGGATTTGATGTAACTGTAGCTAAAACATATTCTATTTCTGTAGAGGATATACCTGATGATGGATGGATAGCAAGTGTTGCCTCTGCTAAAGCAGGTAATCAAAGTACAGACCCTATTCTTTATGTCTTATTTACAAGAGCTGGTGGATTAAGAGAAGAGGATAATATATTAGTTGCAATTAATGCTAAAGATGGTTCAGGTGATTATAAGTCTGATGCTAATAATAATCTAAAAGTTTTATATAAATTACCAAGCTATCAATCAGCTACTGCTTATACTAGTCATAGTTTTGAAAAAAATTGGCTTGGAGTAAGAGATGATGTAAATCCGACGGGTCCTACTGATTTTTATTGGACAAAAGAGTCTACAGCAAAGTTAGTTCCTTATAGAGATGGAGATTTTGCAGATATAACACATTATACAAAATATGGATATGCTAAAGATGTCTGTTGGATTAATACTGCATCTGAGCCAGTTTCAATGGATATAAATGAAGGCGGAATAGTAGTGACTACACAGTTAGATTCTAATATTGATTGTGTATGGTTTTCTGCTAAGCCTTTAGGAGAAACTAAATTTTTAACTTACTCTGGCGTATGGCAAGAAGCCAAGCAATGGCCTAATAATTGGTTTGATACATCTTCAGATGGAGAATGGACACATCAATCAGAGGAGCAAAAATTCACAAGGTTTAATAACTTTATAGGTGTTGCATCTCACGATATTGGCACTTCAACTTCTCCGACTTGGAGCGATATAAAAGAATTTAGCATGAAACAAGTTCCTGCTACAGGGCCAGATATTGCTAAAGCTTGGGATGACTGTTATGGTTATATGATTGCATTAGAACAGGCAACTTTTCCTACTGAAGTAGTTACTAATGATAATGCTACTACAAATTCTGCTAAAAGATGGTATGTTTCAGATAGAAGTAGTCATTTAGAGGTGTTGACAAATGCTCAAAAAGAAAAAATAGAGAATGATGAGTCAGATTATACTGATAATAATAAAACATCTTTTTCTGATGTTAATTTAATAGCATCAACTGGTTTATTAAAACTTGAGCAAGAAGTAATGAAGTCTGGAGAATGGTTTAACTTAAAAGCAAAATTAAAAGCGTTTGATACTAATATAGAATCTGCTATTAATAGTTTGCGAAGTAATGTATTATCTAAGGTAAAGTTTACACATAAAGATGTTACAGGGGTACGAAATTCCGATGGAAATTATCCTAATAAAACATCAGATAGAATATTAAAATTTAGTCCACAATTTGACAATGTTTCAGATGGTCCTCTATATGCATATAGAAGTTTAAAGAGTACTTATTCAGCCCTTCATAACGCTTTACAAACAGTTCTTGGATATGCTGATGTTAAAACTATAGCAACATTAGACCCAGCACAAATAACTCATATTCCTATATTAGGAGCAGATGCCCAAGATGTTTTGCAAAAACTTAATTTAACCCATCTTATAGATGATGTAGGCTTTCCATTTGCAAATCCAATTACACAAATGCAATCTTATACATCTACAGGAACTAAAATTCTATTCTCTAGCATGGGAGACGGGGGTATTCCTACTTTTGCAGAAGCTACAATAACATCTACAGGGGCTACTCCTCTTCAAAAACTTGGCAATACCATATTAACATTTGACGATAGACATACAGCTGCTACTGGTAAAATGTTTACAACTCCTGTTACAAATGCTGAGACAGGTGAAGTAGAAGATGCTAGTGAATTTTGGGCTTTATATAAACCATCTGGTAATGACCATGCTATTAAGAACGTAAGTGGCTCTGGTAATGATTCAGATACAGATGAAGGAATATTAGTTGCTACATATACAGGTCAGTTAATGTTAAAGAATTATGAGTTTACTAACACTAGTACTATAAATGGTAAATTTAATTCAGGAGATTTAGTAGTTGGACTAAAAGTAGATGAATCTGCATCAAATACTTTAGTTACTCCAGCAGGTACAGTTACAGGTACTGGTGCTCAAGGAGATGACAAATGTTTAGTGACATATACTCAAACCGCAGGAGCAGATATTGCTACTGGTGATACTGTTACAATTGCTGATACTACTAATTTTAATGGTCCATATATTATAAAAGATTTAGATGCTACAGCTAAAACATTTGTAATAGATAAAGATAATGTTACCAGTACAACAGATGAAACTGGAACTTGGTCTGCTAATGTTACTGACGATGCTTCTGTTCCTTTTAAAATGAATGAAACATATTTATATAATATGTCATTTTTATATGATGGTTATCAAGAAGGTCCTTTAATGGCTACTCCTGTTACAGTGGGTCCTTTAGCTGCCAATTATACTGCTTTACATATAGATGTTAAATTAGCTAATTCAAATCCTAGAGTAACAGATATACAGATATATAGAAAAAAGACTGCTGCAGAAAAATTTAGACTAGTTCATTCAGCTAAATTTAATAGCGATTGGTCTGCAACAACTTCAGGGCAATCTGAAATGATGTCTGCTTTAGAGATTGGATTTAAAGATTATGGAGATACTGGGATATCTTATGAAGCTTTAACAGGTATGCCTGAAACCTTACAATCTACTAATTTTGATACTTATGGAGAGTCTGCTCAAATTGGTAACTATTTATTCGTAGCTAATGCTGAGCATCCAAAGCTTATAGATAGTCAGAAAATGATATTTCGTTCCCAGCCTACTAAATTCTCTATGTTTAATTGGGCTCAAGACTATATTGGAATGCCTGAAAAGATATATACACTTCAATCTCATAATAATAGACTATATGCTTGGTCTAAAAAAGCAATGTATAGGATTGACCCATATCAAATGCTTCTTGAACAAACATATGAAGGTATGGGATTATCTGGCAAACAATCTTGTATATCTATTGATGGTTTAATGTTTATAGCTAATAAGAATGCAATTTATATGTTTAATGCAGGAAGATTTAGAAAGATTAGTCAAACTATAGAAGATAGGTATAATGCATTATGGAAGAAGTATCCTAATCAAAAGGTAATATTATCTCAAGATAAGCGATATAATTCTCTTTTAGTTAAATTTAGCAATCAAGGTCCTAATTCAATTGACTATGCACCAACAGAATCTTTTGCTTATTCATTAGATAAAAATAGATGGGATATATGGTCGTTACCTGCAAGAGTAACAGCATCTTGTATCAATGAAGATAATGAACTAATGATTTGCGCTGAATCTAGTAATGTTGTAGGTCAAAATGCTAATGGTGAATCTATTGATAGCGAAGGAGCTGTTATAACTAATCCATTTTCTTTATATGAAATGCATAGAGGAAGTTCAAAAGAACCTCTAAGCTGGACAAGTAAAAGCCTTGTATTTGGAGAAGATGGTAGAGATAAGAAAGTTAAAACTATTAGATTAATTGGTAGAGATGTAGTTTTAGAATCTATGATAGTAGATGGAGAAGAAACTTTATTTTCATCAACAGTTGATAGTGTAACTAAACCTATTATTGCTACTAGTAATTCTGGAGACAGTAAATCTGATTCTTATTTTCAAGAATGGAGATTAAATCAATTAAAAGACCCGCATACAGGAAATAAGATAGATTACACAATTAAAAGAGCTAGGGCTATAGCTCTAAAAATTCGTAGTTTAAATACACTGGATGACAATTCTAGTGAGGCTTTAGAACCTTCTATAGCATCTATTGGTGTGACTTGGTCTCCAAAGAGTTTTAAATAATGGTAGATATTATTAAATCAGGCGATGTTGGTAAAGAAGAGAAATGGACAGGCGTTGTAGATGTTGATAATAAAAGAAGAAGATTATTAGAGAATGAAAAGAGAAAGAAAAAGAAATGAAATATCATAAGCCAACAGAAGTTAACGAGGAAAACTTAACACATGTAATAGATTTAATTTATGATGCATTAAATTCTTTGAGTGTTGAAATAGAAAAATTAAAGGAGAGTCAAAATGTCGTTTAATATGAAAAATGCAATAGCAGGTGCAGGAACTGGTGCTGCATTAGGCCCTTGGGGAGCTCTTGGTGGAGCTATGCTTGGTGGGTTTATGGGTCCAGAACAACCTGAGATGTATACAAGTCAAAACTATTTAAAAGATATGGCTCCTTATATGGAAGGTGTACAAAACCAGATGAAGCTTGGTAATCAATTAATGAATCCTAATTCTGCTGTTAATAGAAGCCTTGGTCAAAATATTCAAAAGACATCTATGGACCAAATGGGAGTTGCTAATATGCTGGCTTCAAGGCAAAATGCTGCTAATCCATATATTAATACTGGTGGTATTCAAAATCAAATGGTTCAAAATAATCTTTTAGCTTATGCTAATCAAGGTTTAGGACAGTTTAACCAAGCTATGGGCCAGAGATTTGGAATGGGAATGAATCAAGTTAATGCAGCTAATGAAAATCTTGGTTCAGTATATAGTAATGTAGCTCAAATAAATCAAGGTAATATGGCTCAACAAGCTCAATTTGACCAAGCTCAACATCAAGCTATGATGGGTGGATTCGGTACATTGGCAGGTGATATTGGAGGAAGTACAGCCTTTAAAGAAGGTGGTTTATTTGGATATGTAGACCCAGATAAAAAAGCAAATCCAAACCAAGAACGTACTCCGGGCTATTTGTCAGGATTGTTTAACTTTTTACAAAAGGGATAGGAGAGATAATGGCAGTAAAAGATTTTAAATATGCAGGAGTAGATTATACTAGTCAGTCAGCACAAACTAATCAGACTAATCCCAATAATACTAATCCCGGAAATCAACAAGTAAATATACCAGAAGAACAAAATGATGTCAATACTCAAATTGATGTTTGGGAAGGAGAAGAAGGTGGAGATATTACACAAGGTGGAGGTGACCCTTATGGAGATTATTTAGCTAAAAATATGGTTGCCAATAATGAATCTTGGAATACTGCTGAAAATATGAAAGCAATGTCTGATTATGGAGTTAAACAGTTCGGAAGAAGTGGGCCTTTGGGCAATATGTGGAGTAGTTTATTAGGTGAAAGTAGAGGCCAATATTATCAACGTCAATTTGATAAAATGAATCGTGCAAAAAATAGAAATCAACCTATTGTAGATAATACTAATACTATTGTAGATAATACTAATGTAGATAATACTAATACTAATGTAAATAATACTAATACTAATGTAAATAATACTAATACTGAACTTCCTAATTATAATAATCAAACACAAACTATTAGTGATGATATTGACACTTCTAAAATTGGACCTGTTACTACTAGTGCAGACAATACAAATGTAAATATACCTAATATAGTAAATAAATCTGGAAAGAAGGGACAATTTCCGTATGCACCTGACACTTCAGATGACACTAATTATGTCACTGCTCCTGAAGATAATCGTAGTATCTGGCAAAAAGCATGGGATAAATCTAGGCTTGGCGGTGGGCAAGGATATATATTCCCCGGAAAGCCTGAAGTAACAGATACATCTGGAGTAATGGATAGACTTAGAAAGAAAAACCTTGAAGCTACTCTTGGAAATAAAGTAGGTGATGGTACCTCAGGTAATGTAAATGTAGATGCTGATAATAACTTTGTTGGGTCAGCTGAACAATGGGCAAATCAAGAGTTAATGAATCAAGGTGGTAGTATATTTGGTAGAGATGATATGTTGTCAAAGCAATTAAATCCATCAGGTACTCTTCCTATTAGAAGGTCTGATAATCAGAATTATAATCTTGAAACTCAAGAAGTTCCAGAAATAAAACAAGGCCCTATACAGAAGGTTATAAGTAATTGGAAGCAAGCAGTTAATGATAGGAAAGTTAATAAATGGCAGGCAGAACAAAAAGAACAAGAAAGATTAAATCAAAAATCAATACCTGTTCCTAACGAGCAAAAGAACAATCAAATTGTTTCTACAGATAATCAACAAGTTACGTCTAATCAGAAAACTCTTAGCAATATAGGACAAGCTCTTAAAGACTCTAATTATAGTTGGGACAGCGTACCAGATAGTCTTATTGATGCTATCCAACTTACCGAGACTGGTGGGGCTTCTGCAGATTCTTTAGCAGCTTCATTTGAAAGTGAAGGAGCTGTAGGTCCATTGCAACAACGAAAAATATTCCAAGATGAAATAGCTAGGCTTGACCCAAGTATGGCAGGTTATGACCCTAATGATTTAGAGCAAGCTAAAAAAGCTGCTAAGATATATATAGCACATCAAATGAAGACAGGCTTGACTGAAGAAGAGGCTATTATGGCTTATAATGCTGGAAGAACTGGCGCTAAAAAAGGTATAGGTAAGGATTATTTAGCTAAAGTTCAAAAAAATAGAAAGGTTAGTAGTCCTATTTTTCAAGCTTATGACAACTTACAAACATCTGATTGGGCACCAAGTGCAACTAAATATTAAGGAGATTATAGATGGCAGTTAAATCATTTACACCTATTAATTTTGTAGACTATTCTGATGATTATGGTGGTCTTAAAACTTTCCAAGAATCTTTTCAAAATGCAAAGAATCTTGCTGTTCAAGCTATGGAAAATAAAAGAGCTGAATTTATGCAAGATGAGCTAGATAGACTTGAAAATGACCTTTTCCCGCCACAAGGAGCTTCAATGGTAGTGGGGGACGGCAGTGGAGGAAAACGGCTAAATAAGGGCTTTTATGCGATTATGAACAAAACTCCTGAACAGGCATTTAGAGCCGCACGTTCTCGTGCTGAACGAGCAGGATTAGGAAAGCATGGAATAAATAGACGAGAATATATGGCTGCTTGGCAAGAGATGCAACAACAAGGAATAAAAAGACAATATCAAAAGCTTTCAGAGTATGGTGCAAGACATGGTACTCATACTATACAAAATATATTAGAGAACGAAGGTGGAAAATTTAATGCATATTATCAAAGATTTACAGACCCATATATAGAAAGTTTAAATCTTAGTGTGACATCAAGCCCTAGGAAGAAGAATTTCACTCCTCTTGGATGGACTTTGAAAACTAGAAATGGCGTGCAAAAAGTAGATGATATCCCCTTGGGTCAACACTTACTTCCAATAAATTGGGGTTTGCAAAACAATGAAGTCTTTGTTGAGAATGGCGTAAAAGGAGCTTATAATGTATGGGGTAACTTTGTACCATTAGGCGTAGATGACCCTCCAAAAGGGCCATAAATTTTAAAATGAATAAAGGAGAAGTATAATGAGCATGTACGACATAGGGGGCGCATCCGCTGGTCAGGCTTCACAACTACAACCAGAAGAACGTCAGTTTCAGCGTCTTAATAGAATGGTTAAAGTTGCTGAACAAACCAACTATGATGGCGACCCAGAATATTATAATCAGATAAAAGCTATAGCTATGCAAGCTGGCATACCAATAAAGCAATTTAAATCTAATCCATTTAGAGCTATGGGTATAGGAGCTATGTCTATGTTAGATACAGCACTGTTAGGATTAATACCAAACTCTGTTTATACCCCTGAAGGTGGTCATGTTAGTGCTATAGATGAGGCTGCTGATGCTGCAGGTATGATGGCTGGTATGGTACTTCCTTGGGGTGCTCCAGCAAGATTGGCTGGTGGCGCACTGAAAATGGGCGGTAGAGCATTAGCTAGTGGAATGGCTCCCGGAGCTACTTCAGCAAGGAACTTTATTAAAGGTTCTCCAAGGTTAATGAAAGCAATGGGTATTCAACCTAAAGGCACTAAGGCAGCTCAACAAGCTGCTAGAGACTTTAATCCTGTTGCTTTAGATGATACTCCTTTGTTAGGTACTGGTCAACCATTACTGCCTATGAGTGCTGGAAGTGGTGCTGGAAGAGCTGCTAATTATGTTCCTAAAAAATCAGTATCTGTTCCTAAAGCTGATAGTTACGTAGGTGGAGGTACAAAAGCATCTCAAGTGGCTAAAAAAGCTCAAACTGTAAGTCAAAAGAAACCGGGTACTCAAACTAAACTAGATTTAAAAAGTCCAAAATCTAATATTTCTAAAAAGAAGGTGAAAAGTATGACTCCAAAAGCAATTGCTTTAGAAATTAAAAAACTAACTGGTAAAATGCCTAAAATAGATGGAAAAACAAGAGGGCAACTAGAGGCTCAGCTATTAAAAGCTAGAGCAGAAGCTAACGTTAAACTAGCTCAACAAGCTAAAAAACAATACGAGGCAGCAACTGGTACAAAGTTAGGATAGTAAATGGCCGTAGATTATAATCAACCTACGGTACAAGAACCTTATAAGCCCATATATAATGAGTTTACTTTAAAGCAATTAGTAGCTCAATATAAAAGGGCTCCGGGAGCATTTAGAACTGACTTAATAGACCAGTTAGAAAAAGACTCTCAATATTATGGAGTAGAGTTCTTCAGAGACCCAGAGGATGAAGAATTTAGACTACTTGATACCGTAAAACACCTAGGAACAGGCTTTATGTCTGGCTTCACTACATTTAAAATTGGTGAAGAACCTAAAAACGCCCCTGAAAGAATAGCAGATAGTATAGGTCATCTTGCTGGATTCGTAGGTTTTGTACCTACTAAAGCAATTGGATTGGTTACAAGGTCTGCTCGTCTTGTTGCTGCTGCCGAAACAATAAGAGGCAGGTCAGTTCCTATGGAAATAGCTAATAGGGCTACCAAAAAAGCAACAGAATTAATAAAACCTATATTCGACAAATCTGTTACTGGTCGTGGTGGCGCATTTGAAACTGCTATTAAGTGGTTACAAGAACCATCTAGAGCACATGTAGTACATGATGCATTCCATCTTGGTGTTGGTATGAGTGTTAGCTCATGGCAAGGTGGAGTAGATGAAATGATGAGAGGCTTTGTCGGAGGTGCTCAAACAGGTGCGGCCTTTAGATTAATAGGGAATCTGATAAAATTTCCGGGAGTAGAACCTCCTAAGCCCTTTGCTACTTTCTTTAAAGAGCAAGGAAAACCTCAATTAACTCCTGCTCAACAAGGTGAACGAGCAGCAAGAACAATTGCTAGTTCTCTTTATACTGGTTTACCAGCAACTATGGCTGGTGCAACTACTCCAGAACAAATATATGAATATTTATTAGGAGCTTATTTTGGTGTTAAAATGACGCCAACTGAGATTACTAATAGAGATAGACATATACGCAATATGTTTGTTGATAGAAAAAATAAGATGCTTGTTCCTGAAATTACAGAAGGATGGGAAGGTTTATCTCCTAAAGAACAAAAATTAGTAAAAGAATCTGTTAGAGAGATAGTAGGACCAGAAGGGGCTGGAGGACAAATTAGTATAGGCGCTTTAAGAAAATTAGGATTAGAGCAAATGTTAATGGCTCCTGAATATGAAACAACAGATAAAGAAGCTACTCCTAAAAGAGAAATGCCTAAAAGTAAAAATTCTATTCAAGATGATATAATATCAACTATTGTTAAAGGAGAACAACCTCTTCCAGAAGTATGGAAAAAGTTATCTTATGAAGACAAGGTTTTTTATGGAGAGGCTATGGATGCTTCTAATATGCGTGGATACTTTACTTTTGACCAAATTAACAGGATGAATACAGAGCAGATTCAAGCTATTGCAGAAAGATTAGAAATTCCTAAAAGAAAGAATATGGATGATGTACAATTAGCTGCAGAAATCATATTTAGACAACCAAAAATTAGAGAAGAAGATGCTCTTCATCTCCAAGCAGATGGTGAAGAAATAATAGCAGAATCTCTTGATACAGGAGAGTATCGAATCTTGCCACAAAATCTGGTAACATGGGTTGAAAGAAATATGGAATGGGTTGGAAAAGATAAAGTAGGTGCTGAAAAAAGTAATCTTATTAGTAATGAAGTAGATGCTATTAGAGAATATATATCTGAAGCTTATTCTAGATTAACTACTAAAGATGGAAAAGAAAGATATCAAGAAAGAGATTTAGACCCATTAGCTGTTATTGATTATATAGAGGCAAAACATGGTAGAGTAGTTCCTCCTCGAGGAGTAGAACAAATGATTCAATATATTACAAAAAAGAATCAATCTATGCAAATGCCATTTGTAACAAGTAAAGTATCTGTTGACAAAGAAGACCCGTTTAATCAGTATCCTTATTTAACCTTGATGTCACAAAAAGGTATGCCTATGAATGCTGCTGGTATCACTAAGCAAGTTGATGTTGTAGAAACCCAGCTAGATAAGGTATGGAAAAGTTTAAATCCCGGCACAACTGAATCTGCTTATTATGCTGTAGACCATTGGGTTATTCCCGGTAAAAGATTCTTAGAAACAATAGATTTATATAGATATAAAGATAGTTTAGAAACTAGATTTCCAAATAAAGGTGGACAAATCTTTGATGGATTAATGTGGAATGTTATGAGCTCATTGTCAAAAAGACAATTAAGAGACCCTAATGTAAGAGAAGTAAAAGAGGCAAAAGATTTATATTATTTTGGAGGAGTATCAGACAAGGAAAGAGCTGTATTTATGCATCATCATCCAGAAACAGCCTCTTTAAGAACTAGTCAAGAAAAGACTATATTAAATAAACAATTTAATGATTTAATATCTGTATTTGGAAGAGAATATTTTAAAGATGGTGGCCTATATGACGCTGCTGAAGCTGCTTTCATTACTAAATATAGTGGACAAAAGTTTAATAAAAAAGCTCCTAAACATGATAAAAAGATACTAGAGATGAGAGAGTATTTTAAGCGTTCATTTTTATCTAATTATTATTGGGATTTAGCTACTAATGGATTTCAGGTTCCTGATTATAGAACAGGAAATCTAAACTTTGCTCAAAGAAAAGAGTTATTAGAAAAGAATCAAGGAGCTGGTTTTTTATCTAATTCTAAAGCATTTAATAAACGTGCTCAAATATGGTTTACTAGTGGCTTTACAGCAAATGGAGAAAGGTTAAATACTTATCTAGATGCTGATGGTAAAATGGTTAATAATGAATTAAGATTTATATTAACTAAAGATGCTGAAGGAAAAGGATTAACAGATTTATCTAAAGCTAAAGAATATATTGAGGCTACTGATGGAGCTATTTTAGCAAGAGATGATTTTATATATGCTATATCAAAAGAATCTGGAATGCCTGAAGCCGACATTCAGGGGCAGAGTAAATCTTTCATAGTTTCACCAAGCCCCGAACATGGAGCTCTTTTAGGCAAGTATATGTTTCATTCAGCAGGAAAAACATTAACTGAAGCGATGAAAAAAGCTAATATTCACTTTATTATACCTGAATCTGCAGCCAAACAAATCGGAACAAGAGAATTTGGAGACTTTAGCGTCTCTCCTCAAGGTCGTTTATCTATTGCAAAAGGCACTAAAGTATATACAATGAAGCCTGAAGAATTACATACAGTATATAGTGAAATACAAGATGCTCATATGATTCAACCTCAACGTGTATATAAACAAATGTTCACAAATTTAACTACTCATTTAGCTAAAAATAAGTTAGATAATGAAGTAGTAAGAGATATGACTGAATCTTTAATTGAAGAGAGTTATAATTCTAGTCCTTATGGAACAAAGTTATTAGAAAGATATCACGAAATGTCTTCTAAAGGTAAAGTTAATAAAGAATTACAAGAAGAGTTCCTTAATAACTTAGAGCAAATATCTGTTCCTGAAATAGAAAAGATATTACAAAAGAAAGGTCATGAGAATTTTGCAGACCGTATTTATGAAAAAATCGTTGGTATTAATAAGACTATATTAGCAGAAGCTAAACGGGATGGTGAAATAGCTGAACATGATTATGAAGCATTTTTAGCAGAAGCTAGAGAATTTAGAAGTGGCACAGAAAGAGTGCTTGGATTAGGAGAGCAGATTAATAAGACTACAGGAGAGCCTGTAATAGGTGTTTTCTTGCATAAATTTAATAGACCATTTGTTCAAACTATAATGAAAAATTGGGAAGTTCATAGAGCTACTCGTCCATTAGTATTAAATTCTTTATCAGGAAGAATGAGACCATATGATAAAAGATTACAACGTACTTTACCTGAGCTTCAAGACAATCAGTTTTATCTTGATAATAACTTTAGGAAAATGCGTATATATTCTGAAGAAGTAGGAGTAAGGCCTGATAAAAATGGAAGAAATTATATTGATTTAGAAACATTATGGAAACAATATACAGTAGAAAAAAGATGGGAAAGAGTTCCAGAGGTACAACAACATGTTAAAGAGATATTTTCAGCTCTTAGTGCTAGAGTTCCTATAGATTCAATGTCAGGTGTAAGAAAGCTTGAATTTGCTGGTTTTACTAATAGAAAAGGTTATGGTATCTTGTTACACCCTAGAGTTATGAGAGCATTAGGTGGAGCTGATTTAGATGGAGATAAAGCTACTATTTATTTTGGAGGTCGTAAAGCAGATGGTAGTGGATATGGATTTAAAGAAAGCTGGAAAGATTTATATAAATCACAGCAAGATGAGTTTACCAGATATCGCCATAAGAAAACTGGAGAAATAAAAACAGAACTTACAGAGTCTGAAATTAAATCTAAACAATTTCAACCATATACTACAGATAATAAAAATGAACCTTTTCAACACGGTCCGTTAAAAGGTACTGGCGTTACACCTAGAATGTTAATGACAACAGACCCTAATAAGCTTCCTCCTCCATATAATAATCCTAAATTTAGAGAAGGATTAATGAATACTAATAAGGAAGGATTATATTATTATCTTCCAATAGCAAGAGAATGGATGGCAGAGGCTGCTAGTAGAGGAAGACAACTTCTTGGTACTTCAGCTAGCTTTAAAAACAATATCCAAGGAGCTCATTCAATGTTAGCATCTATGCCTAATGGTGAAAAGCAAGGCTATGCTGTAGTTCCTGTTTATTTTAAACCATCTGGAGCTCCTAAACGAGAAGCTGCACAAGAATATCTGGTTGGAGTTAGATTTAAAGAAACAGCTAAAACTGACAATGAAAGTACATCACTGTATAGAGATTTAAGTAGAACGTCTATTGCGTTACCATCAGACCCTATGGATGAAATAGGTATGAAAAGACGTGATAAATTCTTTGAATTGCTTTATGACTCTATTATTGATATAAAGCCTAGTTCTATAGAGATAATAGACCCTAAAATGACAGCCTTAACTCCATTTAAAGTAGGTGATATTATACGTCCAGACAAGGTAGGTACTCGTCCTGAACAAGCAAATCATAGATTGTTGTTAGAAAATGTATTAGGAGAGCCTCAAAAATCTTTTGATATAATGGCTTTTGAAGCTGTTAATAAAAAACTTAATCGTATAAAACAACAAGGTATATTGAAGTTATTTACTGATGCAAATTCTGCTTATTATGGTAAAAATTGGTCTGAAAGTAGAAAACATTCTATGGCTGAAACAAGAAGATTGGCTGCTGGATTAGCTGAATCAGACCCTAATTTGGCAAATACTCATTTACCTAAAATAGCTAGATTATTAGCACGTAATAATTATTACGATAGTATTATATCAAGAATTAATTTTGAAAAAATGAAAGAGGTATATGCAGACCATAGGAAAGCTTTAGAGGAATATGAAGTATTAAGGAATGCCTTAAATAGAAGCACTATGTCTGTTAGTTGGAAATCTAATCCTTATCTTGAAAAGGTATTACAGAATGAATTATGGTTGCCTGATAAACAAAATGAAGTTATAGCGAGTGCATCTAAATTTAAAGAAATGTTTAAAGGTACTCCTGTTGAGAAGAGACAATATTTTATGCCTACTACAGGAGAAAGAGTTCCTTATGATTATGCTATTGAACATGCTAGACGTGCTCGTGATGGTAGAGATGCTATAGATGTTAGGCGTCAAGAAATAGATAGAATACTTGAAGCTACTAATGATATGGTAATACAAGACTTATGGGATATGGTTAGTGCTCGACAAATGAAAAATGCAATAGAATCTGGTAATATATCTCCTGAAAGAGCTGCAGAAATATTTAGAATGGCTGATGTTGTTAGAGGATATGGAGAAGTAATTAGAAAAGATGACCAGTCTAGAAATCGTCAACCAGATGCTGATGATGTATTTGGTGGTGAAAAAATGCCATCTGCTATGACACAAGCAAAAATAGATGCAGATATATTTAATGTAAAAAGAGAATTAGATGTTGGTGTTACTGATGCTAATAAAAAATATGAAACTAAATTGTTTGATTCGTTTTTAACAGGTAGTTTACATAGAGGCGAGCTAGGTAAATTGGAAGCTGAATATAAAGCTAGACTAGATGCTGGTCTCGTTGATGAAGCATATCAAACCTATTACGATAGTGCTAAATTAGGCACAGCTAATACAAGTATGAGTACTTTTGCAACAAAAAGTAGAAGGATTGAAGATTCTACAATTAGAGATTATCTTCAAGATTTTAACCAGATGTTTAATAGAAGTGCTGATATTGTGTCTGAAAAAGAAAGGAGTCGTGTTAATAATGAAATAGAAAATGCAGAAAAACCTCAAAAAATAGAAGGCATTGAAGTTAATGTCTTAGAAGACCCGTTCCAAGGGATTCGTAGATTACAAGAATCTGCTGCAAATAAAAAGCTGAACAAAGAAGGACAAGAAATCTTAACTGAACTAGAAGGACACCTAGAGTACTATCATAATTCGATTGGTGTTAATTTACAGGAAGTAGTAGGAGGTATCTTAGCAGAGACAGCTGGCGGCGCCAAGGACTTGGATGCAATGACTTATCGTGATTGGAAGATTGTTAATAACTTTTTTAGAGAAATAAGGACTGGTGATTGGGCAGATAGAAAAACTGTTCCCGGTGTTCTTATTCCTCAAGCTCGTTATTTCAGGTTATTTCCTGAAGCTATTAACCGTAGCATGATGATTCATGATTTTCAACTAGCTAAAGAAAAAGGTTTATACCTTACTTCTGAAGGCTTATATAGAGAGGGGGTAATCGCAAAACCTACACACATGGCTCAAAAAAGCCTTGACATTATGAATCATGTTGTGGAGCAAACAGTCAGCTTTTCTGATAGAGAACGTATTAGATTTAGAAAAGAACTTGACCCTTATATAGAAAATACACCTGAAGGCATGGCAATATTTGAAATAGCTGTCAGCCAAAGAGAGAAAGGTGTAGCACAATGGCTTAAAAGCATACTCCATGAAGCTTCTCCAGATAATAAAGGTGAAATATTAGCAAACATTCAAACATATATGGAAAGAGCTAATACTACAGCAAAGAAGCATAACTGGAAAGAACTTCAGGATAAAGTTTTTGAATTTGATGCTGTTGGACCAGATGGTCAAAGCGTTAGAAAAAAACTTACAGGTCGTCAGTATGTTAAGGAGATTAATGATATCCTTACCAAGCAGATGGAACATATGCATCAATGGTTGAACGGTACACCAGAGTTTAAAGATATGTTTCTACTTAAAAATGAAAAAGGAGAACAATTATACTATAATACATTAGGAGAAGTTACTACAGGTGCTATGGTTGGTAGAGAAGTAGTAGATTTACAAAGGTTTATTAAATATGCTAATAATAAATTAAAGGCTGGTGAAGATATTCCTATGGAAATTGGATTAACTAATATGAAAAGGCTTATTAGACAATTACAATATGACCAAGCTACTACTGCTGAACATAAAAGATATATAGCAAATCAAAGTATTCGTGAAGTAGCTGAAATACCTTTTGAATCTTATTTTCCTCATATGTTATTTGATAAAAAAGCTGGTATTGAGAATATGAAGAGAATGATGGAAAACTTATATGCAAATAAAGAGAAGATGACTCAAAAAGAATTTCATCAACGCGCTCAAAAAATACTTTGGCAACACAAACAAATGACTGGAGAATGGGAACTTGAAGAAGCTAAAGAATGGCAACTTTATGACGAGGTTCAAGCTCACCTAAAAGATATATCAGGTACCTTAAATCCAGACCACGTAGCGAGCTATACTCGAGCTGCAAGTGTCGGTCCAGCAAATCAAAGATTAAATCATATGCCGGGCTGGTCTTACGAACCAAGAGTAATAGATAAATATATTCGTAGTGTAGCAGGTGCTTTTAACAGGTCTGTTGGACAGGTAGTTGCTCGTAATGAACTACATAATTGGTTAAATTCTAAACGTGACCAGTTTGGAGAAGAATTAAGTAATTCATGGGAAAGATTCTTTAATATTTATATTAATAATTCAGCAGGATATCCAGCTGTCTTACCTAAAGAATATGTAAATGACCCTCATCTTAAAGTTAAAGGGACTATGTATCATTGGTGGGCTGAAAACAATGTTCGTAATAAAATAAATAATATTATGGATAAATTAGGTATGATGAAGAAAGATTTACCTAAAGAAATGCAAGGTGTTAGTATTCAAAATATAAGAGATATTGCTAATCTTGAAGCAAAATACACAATGTCTGCTTTGTTATTTCACCCTAAAAACTTAATGGGTAACTTATATGGTGGTACTGCATTAACTGCACAATCTGTAGGATTTAATACACTTAAAGAAGCTCGTAATATTAACTGGCTTAAATCACATTTAAATCCCGGAAAAGATGCTCTTGGTAATGAATGGAACTCTGTACAAGATGTTAATAAATGGGTAGAAAGTTTAGGTGTTGTCCCTGAAATGATTACTCATGAGGCTGGTATTAATCCAAATACGGCTAAAGCTAATGTAAGAAAGGCTATTGATGAGGCTGTAAGAGTTATCAGGAGAGACCCTGAGGTATCTGATAAGACTTTACTCGGTATAGCACGCGAATATGGAATCACGGATAGATTCTGGGATACATCGGCTTATTTTATGAAAAAAGGTGAGCGTGTTTTAAGAAGAGATTCTTTTATGGCTCATTTAATACAAGCTTGGAAAGGTTATAATGGTGCTTTACCATTTGACCACCCAATCTTAATAGCACATGCTAAAAAAGGCGTTAAAGCAACACAGTTTTTATATAATGCACCTAATAGACCTATGTTTGCACAAACATCTTTAGGTAAAATTGTATCAAGATTTCAATTATGGAGCTGGAACTCTGTTAGATTTCGTAATGATGTAAATAGAATGGCACAGAGATATGGATATCAAGAAGGTTCTCCAGCATATGAACGAATGAGAAGAACAATGCAGATGGATTTATTTATGTTAGGTCTATCTTCTGTATTTATGTATTCTTTATTTGAATCAGCTTTACCAGCACCTTGGAACTGGTTTCAAGATACAGCAGACTGGTTAATGGGTGATGAAAAAGAAAGAGATAGGGCTTTCTTTGGGGCTTGGCCTACAGACCTTGCTCCATTACAAATGGTAACTCCAGTAGCATTAAGGCCATTACCTAATATATTTAGAGGTTTAATGGATGAGGACTGGAGTAAATTATCTGATTATACTGTATGGACTATGTTTCCCATGGGAAGAATGGCTAGAGATTTAGCAGGTCCTAACAATTTATTAGAGAATCCTATCAGGGCGGTAGAGAAATTGACAGGCTTACCTTATCTGCAATTTCATAGGCAACTTAAAGAAAATAGGGATGAGGAAATGACTTATCCTAAAGGAATAATGGGATGGTAATCAATGGAGACTATAATACAAGAACTAGGAGTGGTAGGAGTATTAGCGTTTGCTCTAGTTTTCGTGTTAAAATACTTAACTCAATCATTAAGCTGGGAGATTAAGAATTTACACGAAATAGTAGTAAAGCTAATAGATAAAGTTAATAATTTGAAAGAAACAGTTGATAGATTATTTACAAAGAATTAAATGAATGCACATATATTAAGATGGATAGCTAGAGGTGCTGCAAAAGCCAGAGGACCATTTTCAAGTCTTGCTCAACATAGCTTGTCTAGAGTGGCTCGTAATATGCCTAATTTCTTACAAGGTGCTTATGCTGGTAGACTAGCAAGAATAGGCGCATTTGCAAAAGGTACAGG